TGTGCCCTTCCCCGCATAAGGAAGTACCAGCATGCGCCACCCGGACGGGTTCGGCATGCGCTCAAGCGCGCTCTTCTCCAACAGCGTTGGATCGAGCACGCGCTCATCAGCACTCACATAAGCGCTCTCTACACTGGGTTTGCTCACCGCGCCTCCTTCTTGAGGTAGTCCCGAATGGTCTCCTCAATCAAGTCTAACGCACGCAGCTCGCCCTGCACAAATTTGTACTGTTCCATATCTTTTAGCAGACCATTCATGAGCATCTCTTCGATCAGCGCCCGACGCTCGCGAATGATTCGCTGTAACTTGGACTGAAGATCTAGCTCGTCCATCAAGTCCTTTCGTAGAAATAAAGACCCTTTGTGGCGGCGCCGGTGCCACGGGTCTTCATTCTCTTAGGCTTAACCTTAGCGGCACCCATAACGGCGCCCCCGGCCTTCATCGCTTTCGCCTCCTTCATGGCGATGGCGACAGCTTGTTTTTGCGGACGACCCTCTTTACGGAGCATCTTGATGTTCTCCGAGATCGTCTCCCGGCCACGTCCCTTCTTTAGCGGCATCTTATGCCTCCTTCTTTGGTGCCGCCTTCCGGCGACGCTTGGGTTTGATTGCCGGCTCCTCGATCAGGGCCTCCTGCTCGGCGTCAGAAAGCGCCACCGAGGGAGGCGCAGGCTCCTCCCCAGTGGCTCGGCCAAGCTTGGCCGCAATCCGCGCCTCGTTAGCTGCGTCACGGTCAGCCTTGCGCTTCTCCTCCGCGGCGAAGGCCAGGCGCTCTAGCTCCCGCAGCTGCTTCTTGTGGGCCCGGAGCTCGGCGATCGCTTCTTTCTTGTAGCTGGTGGTCATTTTTGCCTCCCAAATTTCTGTGCGAGCTCCATGAGCTTGAGCTCAGCGTTCTGGCGGAGCCGATCCTCGGCGACCGCGATCTTGTCGTCAGCGATCTGCTTCTGGAGATCCATGCGCTGGCGCTGGATCTCGGCCTCCAGGAGCTTCTCCTGGATCCGGCGCTGCTCTTCGGCCTGGAACTCGCTCTGGTCCTGCTGGAGCTCCGCGGCCCGGAGGGCAAGCTCTTGCTGGCGGATCTGCACCAGCGGATCCTCGGCGCCGCCCTGGCCGATGGACTCCATGAGCTCGGCGGTCAGCTGGGCCAGGATCGGCGAGGCCACCTGGTCGATCAGCATCTGGGCCTGCTGCTGGAAGGCCTGGATCTGCTCAGGCGGCAGCTGCTGCGCGAGCATGGGCAGCTGCTGGATCTGCTGCATTACCTCCGGCGGAAGCTGCTGCTGGGCCATCTGGGCGGCCCGGAACTGCAGGTGCTGGAGCATGTGCGAGATGATCATCGCCTGCAGCTGCGGGTTCTCCTTGACCACCTGGGTCAGGAACAGCTGCCGGTGAGCGTCGACGTGGGCCACATGGTTCTGCTGCTCAAAGGCCTGCGCCGGCTGCCCGAGGAGGAGCCCGGAGTTCTCCAGGCCCGCGTCCACCGGCATGGGCGGCTGGGGCTCCGGGGGCGGCTGCAGGAGGGTGTCGATATCGTCCACCCCGAGGGCCGCGTACATGCGCCGGTAGGCCTCGTAGACGCCCCGGGGGCCATGGATCTGCGGGTTGGACTGGACCAGCTGCATCAGCTCCTGGGCCATGGTGATCCGCTGGCTCTGGGAGAAGATGTTCGGGTCCGAGACCGGGATCACGTCCACCCGGCCGTCGAAGTCGGCGTTCAGGACCTGCTGCTGGCCAGAACCCGTCTGGTAGGGGTAGGCCGGGGGCAGGTACTCGCTGAAGACCCGGGCCATCAGCTGGAACTCGATCTTCTGGCTGTAGTGGAGGCGCTTGTGGATCGCGCTCATCACCTTCGTGCCGCGCTCCAGCAGGGCCACGGTCGTGCCCACGGGCATCTGCTGGTTCATGTCCCCGACGTTCATGTCGGCGATGGAGGCAAAGCGCTTCCCGGACTCCACGAGCAGCCCGAGGAGCTGCATCAGGACGTTCGACGGCTCCTTGATGGGCAGCGGGATCAGGTTCTCGCGCAGGGAGCCCCCGGTGGTGTCGATATCGCGGAACTCGCCAGGCTGGAGCGGGTTGTCCTCGTCCCGGATCCGCATCCCGCGGGCCTTGAAGCCGGCGGGCAGGTTGGCCAGGGTGCCGGCGTCGATCAGCTGGCGCAGGATCGAGGTCGAGGCCTTGGAGAGGCCGCCGATCATGTGCGACAGGCCAAGGCCGTAGAAGCCTAGGCCCGGGAGGAACTTGAACTGAACAAAATAGTTAATCTTGCGCTTGCTGGGATCCTGTTCGTTCCAGTTGCGGCGCACGGCCAAGACCTGCTGGGAGTCCTCGTCGATGGTGACGATGTAGGGCAGCTTCAGCCCCGTCGGCTCGCCATCGGCGCCGACGTCCTCAAAGCCCGGGAGGTCGAGGATCGTGTGGACCTCGTAGACCGTGCGGTCACGCATCTCCTGGTAGGACGGGGACTGGCCCTCGATCTCGTCAATCTGCTCCTCGATATCGTCCCGGGAGTAATGGCCATTGCTGCCCTTGAGCTCGACGTCCGCGTAGAAGCCATTCAGCTGCAGCTTCCGGATCTCGTTCTTGCTCATGGTCAGGACGTGGGTCACGCGCTCGGCCGAGAACAAGTCCGGGGCCTCGTAGGGCACCACCAGGTCCTCGGGGGCGATGAACTTGCTCACCGCCCGGTCTAGCACCGTGTCGTAGTAGACCTTCTTGAACGCGGAGCCTGCCAGGGGCAGGTAGAAGAGGAGCATGTCGAGCTCGGGGTCGTACTCCTCCATCACGTTCATGATGTAGAAGTTCATGAAGTCCTGGACCCGCTCGGCCTGCTGCTCCACCTCGACGGTGCGCGCGCCGACGATCTCGGTCTTCACCGGGCCCTTGGCCGGCAGGAGCTCCTTGTAGGCCTGGGCCTGAAACTGGGTCACGGCCTCGGCCAGGATCGGGTGGATCACTCCCGAGGCGCCCTCAAAGGGCTGGGAGCGGCTCTCGTCGAAGCGCATGCCCAGGTACTTCAGGCCGTCGACGTAGGTCTTCTCCCAGTCTGAGCGCGAGTCCTTGTCGGCCTTGATCGAAGACAGGACGTCGTCGGCCAGGCTGGAGAGGTCGCTGGGGTCCAGGTACTCGACAAGGTTCTCGTCGTGGCCGGCCATGACCATCTCGGGCTCGGCGTCGATCTCGTCGTCGATCAGGAGCCCCTCCTCGGCGACCAGGACCATGGCCGCGTCGCGCACCATGTCCTCGCGGGAGGGTTCAGGAAAGACCTCGACCTGGTTCCCCATGGGGATGATATCGGGATCGTCCTGCGTGCCGAGCTCGCGCTTTTCAATAGCCATCAGTAGTAAACCACCCTGTCTCGCCGTAGCGGCCGCATCTCTTCTTGATAGTCCTCGTCCAGGGTAACAAATCCGCCCTGGCGGAACCTCATCAAGGCCATGGTCGCCGAGTCGCAGAAGTCATCGTTATCCCCGAACGGGAATGAAGCCATTTCCTCGATGACCTCCTCGGCAAAGGTCTGCTCTGGAGCCCAGACCATACCCGATTCAAAGATCGGGGCCACGCTGTTCATCCTGGCAATCTTATCCTGCCCCCGGCTCGGCGTATACGCGGTCACCGGGATGCCCATGCGCCGGAGCTCATGGGTCAGGGGCGTGCCCGAGGCTTTGGCCTCGATCAGGACACAGTCCGGCTCCCAGTAGCGGTACTCTTCCATGGCGATGCGCTTCAGGTCCGGGAAGTCCACCCGCATGCGCTTGGCGTCGAGGAGGATGATCTGCTCAGGGCCCTCGTCCTCGGGCTGGAAGATAGCCCAGGTGGTGATCGCCGAGTAGTCGGCGGTCTCCTTCTTGCTGTAGGCGGTGTCGTAGGACTGGATCACATAGCTGTAGGCCGGGACGTGGTCCGGCTCCCAGCGGCGCCACCACTCGCGCTTGACGATGGACCCCTCCTCGGCGGTGGGGTTCTGCATCCACTGGGCGTTCCACTTGGAGATCGGCAGCGAGGCCTTGACCGAGAGGAGTTCCTCCTTCTTCCAGAACTCAGGCCAGAGCGGCTCCTCGCTCTCGGGCATGATCGCCGGGAACTCGACCACGTCCCACTGGTCGGCGTAGTCGTCGCCCTGCTTCTTGAGCACGCGCCCCACGAGGTCCTTCGTGGACCAGCGGGTCATGACGATGACGATGATCCCGCCCGGCTGGAGACGCTGCCGGGGGCCTGAGGTATACCACTCGTATATACCATCCAGGGCCGTCGCCGAGAGCGCGTCCTGCTCCGATACCGGGTCGTCGATCACCAGGAGGTCGGCGCCGCGGCCGGTGATCGCGCCGCCCACGCCCGAGTAGAAGGCCTCGCCGCCGCCGTTGGTGGTCCAGCGGCCGGCGCTCTTGTTGTCGCCCTCAAGCTGGAGGTTCGGGAACACCTCCTGGTAGGCGTCGCTGTCGATGATATTCCGCACCCGGCGGCCAAAGCGCACCGCGAGCTCCGCGGTGTGGGTCGCCTGAATGATCTTCAGGTTCGGGCGCCGGCCCATCATCCACGCCGGGAAGAAGGTCGAGGCAAATTCCGACTTCGAGTGCCGAGGCGGAAGGCAGACAATCAGGCGCTTAAGCTTCCCGTCAGCGATTTTGTTGAATTTCTCGGCGATGATCTGGTGGTGCCGGCCTTCAATGAAATCAGGCCACTGAGTCTTAACGAAGGCCATGAAATCCTTCTGGGCGGTCTCCTGCTTCTCAAGCGTTTCGTAGCGCTTGAGCAGGGCCATGGCCTCCGTTTTTTCACTGTCGGAGAGAAGGTCGAAGTCCTTGAGCGCTAGGCTAGACATTGCCGCCAGTCTTCCCCGAGGAACAGCAAAGCCTCTGCTTCGCGCCGGCGGACAAGACCAGGGAGCTCCTTCCCGCCGGCCTTGGTCCAGCGGCGGATCTGATTCGGCACGTCATCAAAGTCGCCCTCGTTCAGGCGCTTGAGCAGCGTGCTCTCCTTGAGGTTCCCCGGCCCCAGGTTGAAAGTCCACGCCACCAGGGCGTCGAACTGGTTTTGCGTGAGCTCAGGCTCAATGTACTGCTCCACATATTCTTCAAATTCTTCAAGGTCCGCCTTCAGGAGCTCCTCGGCGTCGGCCTCTTCGATCTCGTCATCCTCGTGGACGTTTGCGGTGTGCCCATAGCCGATGGTCAGGACCCCGGCCGGGCACCAGTACGCCTTGAGCTCGCAGCCCTCAAAGTGCTTGATCAGCTCTAGGCCCTCGGATCCGGTCTTCATCTCAGTCCTGCTTCTGGCTGGCGCCAAAATAAAAGCTGACGATCGCCGAAACCACCCCGCCAAGGTAGCCCAGCACGAGGTTGATGACGGCCTCACTGTTCGCCTCCGGCGGCATGAAGGTGACCGAGAAGATGTAGCCCCCAAAGAACAGCACGCAGAGCATGGCGATCACCCGCGGGGTCCAGTCCCCCTTGTGGCTCTCCCTGGCATGCTGGATGTCCTTGGTCTCAAGCTCAAAGACATCGACCTCAAGCTCCTTCATGCGGGCCTGGAAGTCGAGCTCGGCTTTCTTGATCTCGGTCAGCTGCTCGGGCGTAGCCTGCTCCAGGGCGCGCTCAATGTCCCTGGGGCTCTTTGCGTCCACCCCGAGAACCTGGGCCACGGCTTGGGCCGCGGCGCCCCCCAGGGGGCCACCCAGGGCCGTGCCAATGGTCGGCGCGACGGCGCCGATGAGGCTCTTGATCTTTTCGAACTTCATTGCTTTATCACCCAGAAGAGTCCAAGAAGGAAAGGATACATCCCGACGGTAAGCCCAATGGCCCACTTCATCCAGCCCTCCATGCGATCCATGCGATCTGCCATGTCCTCAAAGCGTTGTTCAATCGCTGCATAGCGCTGAGTGCATTCACGTTCATGGGTGGCAAGTTCGACGAGGGCTTTTTCGGCGAGATCCATGGCCT